TGACCACCCCGTTGACACCCCCCGACGCGATAGGCGATTGATCACGCATGGGCGGCAAAGGATCGGGTAGGCGACCGAAACCCGTTGAACAGAAGGTGCGTTTGGGCAACCTTGGGAAACGCAAGTTGCCGAAACATGCCGACATCATTGCGTTGCCTTCGCTTGCGTCAAACGTTCCCGAACCGCATCGTCCTTTGGGAACGCATGGTCGTGCGTTGTGGGATCGCGTTTGGTCGTCGGGTGCAGCGTGGTTACGTCCCGCGCTCGATGGTGACATCGTGTTGATGGCGTGTGAGATGACCGATGAACGTTCGCAGTTGCGTAGTATTGTATTCACGCAACAGTCAGCGTGGCGGGAACGTCGCGCGTTGCGAGAGATCGATCGTCAGATCACAAGTTTGTTGTCGCAGATCGGTTTCTCACCGACTGATCGTGCAACGTTAGGGATAGGGGAACACAAGCAACATGAGTTCAATGAGATCAGGCGAAGGATCGAAACGAAGCGCGCTGCTACCAGCGACTAAGTGGCAACCCGCGTTCTACACCCCGCGCAAGTCGAACATCACCGATGGTGATGAGATCATCAAGTCTGCGGCTGATCACTTCACGGTGATGAAGGGGTTCCGATCGGGCGAACCGTTGTTGTTCACACCTTGGCAGAAGTTGTTGTTGCGTTCGTTGTTTGAGCGTGACGCGGTGACGCGTCGATTGCGTTATCGTCGCGCGTTGATCGGGTTGCCACGTAAGCAAGGCAAGTCGTTGATGTTGTCAACGGTTGCTGTCTATGGGATGATCACGGGCGAGTCGGGCGCAGAGATCTATGTTGTCGCGGGTGATCGTGAACAAGCGCGCATCATCTTCAATGAGAGCAAACAGCAGATACTTAGCAGTCAGTCGTTGTCAAGTGAGTGCAAGGTGTACCGTGACGCGATCGAGATGCCTAGGTTCGGTTCGGTGTTTCGTGTGTTGTCAAGCGAGTTCAAGGGGCAGGCGGGATTGAACCCGTCACTTGTGCTGTTTGATGAGTTGTGGAATCAATCGACCCCCGATCTCTACGATCAGATGACGCTTGGTTCGGGTGCGCGTATCGAACCGCTTGTTGTGTCGATCACGACTGCGGGGTATGACTTGGACACCGTTGCAGGTCGTTTGTATCAGTACGGGAAACAATGTGCGGCTGGTGAAGTTGTCGATGACACGTTCGGTATGTGGTGGTGGGAAGCCGCGCCAGATTGCGACTTGGACGATGAACAACAATGGGCGATTGCGAACCCGAACTTGAAACTTGGGTTGATCGACATTGATGACATGCGCACGGCGATGAAACAATCCGATGAAGCGGCGTTCCGTAGGTGGCGGCTCAATCAATGGGTCAGGGCGCAAGAGTCATGGTTGCCGTCGGGTGCATGGCAACAATGTTTCGACACGCGCGAGTTGCGACCCGACCTTCCGACGTTCATTGGGATCGACATGGCGTTGAAACATGACAGCATCGCGGTTGTGATCGCCCAACCCCAAGATGACGTGGTTGTGACACGTGCGCGCATCTGGCAACCGCGCGACGAAGGCGTTGATGTTGCAGGCGTTGAGATGCACCTACGCGCATTGCATCGAGAGTTCGACGTTCGAGAGTTCGTCTATGACCCTGCCTACTTCCAACGATCGGCAGAAGCGTTGAGTGATGACGGGTTGCCGATGGTTGAGTATCCGCAGTCGTCACAACGATTGATCCCAGCGTGTGGGAACGCCTATGACATGATCGTGAACAAACGTGTGACGCATGACGGTTCACCGACCTACTCGGATCAAGTGTTGAGTGCTGCGCAACGAATGACTGATCAAGGGTGGCGACTGTCGAAGGGTAAGTCACGACGCAAGATCGACGCGGCAATCGCCCTTGTCATGGCTCTTGATCGTGCGACATCGCGTCAAAGAGTCACACTTGCGCCTAGTATTGTGCAAGTATGGGAATGACACGCGATCAAGTCACTACTCTTTCCGAAGTCATCGGCGGCGTTCTGCTGACGATCGGCGCAGGTTTGTTGGCAATCCCCGTTGGTTTGATCGTTGCTGGCGTGTGTTTCATCGTGTTGGGATGGGCTAACTCATGAGTTTGATCCGTCGCATCGTTGAACGTCGCGCGTTGCCAACATCAATCGACCCCTATCAGATCACGGCACGACCGTTCTATCCCAACTATTCAGGCGAGATTGTCACCGAACTGACTGCGTTTGCATCGACCGCCGTGATGTCAGCCGTGTCACTTCTCGCGGATTCTGTTGCAACAATGCCCCTTGAACTGACACGTCAACGCGCGGGACGTATCGAGAAACTACCAACACCGAGCGTTCTGATCAAACCGAACGAACATCAAACGATGTTTGAGTTTGTGCATCAAACGATGTTGTCACTTGCCTTGCACGGTTGCGCCTACATCTACGCACCGCGACGCGCAGGCGAGTTGCCCGTCGAGATGCGCGTGCTTCACCCGAAACTTGTCAAGAAAACCGTGATCTCGGACGACGGTGCATCGTACATCTACACGATCGATCGCACCGAGTATTCAAGTGATGACATTCGTGCGGTGCATTGGATCTTGTTGCCCAATCAAGTGCGTGCCGTTTCGCCTTTGGAAGCGATGCGCAACACGATCGGCATTGGGTTGGCGATGGATCGGTTCTTGTCGCAGTTCTACGGTGAAGGCGCAACACCGTCAAGCGTGCTTGAAACTGAAACGACGATCACACCCGAACAAGCGCAGACGCTTCGTGACACATGGTCAGATGCGCATACGCAACGTCGTCGACCTGCCGTGTTGACGGGCGGGTTGAAGTGGCGACCAATCACGACAAGCGCAGCAGATAGTCAGATGCTTGAACATCGTGAAGCGATCGTGCGTGACATTGCGCGTGCCTATCGCATCCCGATCCACATGATCAACGGGTCGGGTGGTAACTCGCAGACCTATCAGAACATCGAGAGTGCAGGCACTAACTTTGTGCGCTACACCTTGTTGCCGTTCATGCGTCGCATCGAAGACGCGATCAGCGAGATGCTTCCGTTGACGCAACATGTTCGGTTCAACGCAGATGAGTTCATGCGCGCCGACTTGTTGACACGTGTTCAGGCGCAGCAAGTTCAGATCATGTCGGGAACATTGTCACCGAACGAAGCACGTCAGCAAGAGAACCGTGAACCGTATGAAGGCGGCGACATGTTCATGACACCAACATCACAACAAGTCGTCGGTACTGACGCAGAACCCCCTGAGAGATAAGAGTTGACATGAAGTCGTCAGTCGTAGCCGTCGGAACAACACCAACTATCGTCGTGAATCCTGACGATCAGAACCGTTACATCTATCTGCAGATCGTCACCAGCGCGACCATCTACGTTGGTGACGACACCGTTACTACCGACAACGGTATGCCTTTGGAGAAGCACACCGCACCGCATCAGATCTTTCTGCCACTCAAACAAACTATGTATGCAGTTGTAACGTCACAAGTTGGTTCAGCGGATCTACGCGTTATGACCCCAGACGTGGATTGACATGCCGTTCGGGATCTCTCAAAGTCAGGATGATTGCAACGGTTGGGCAACCGTCAAGCAAGAAGCAGACGGGTCGTTCGTCACCGTCGCATGTCATACGTCGAAGCAAGACGCAGTTGATCAGATGTTGGCAATCTCATTCAATGAAGACATCGAGCCGTTGGGTCAAGTCGACAAACGCGAGTCAGAGATCGAAGATGAAGTCGACAACATCAACGTCACGACTGAACATCGTGAAACACCGTCGCTGATCGCACCCGCGTTCATGGCAACATCGGCACGTCGCGGATTGAAGTTGCATGAAGAAGGCGAGTCGGGTGACGGATTGATGCCTGCAACGGTGCGCGATGCACGACGCATGGCAAACAACGAACCGTTGTCGGAAGATAAGTGGCGAAGGATCGCGCCTTGGATTGCACGACACATTGTTGATCTTGACGCGGTGCAGGGTGATGAGATCACGGCGGGTCTTGTGTCGATGTTGTTGTGGGGTGGCGGTTCGACAAAGGCAAGTGCGCGACGTGCGCAACAGTACGCGGAACGACTTGTTGCACGTCTTGACGAACGATCATCTGACATTGACAAGGTTGCTAGTATGCTCGACACTATGACGCAAGAAGCACGTTGGTGTTCGATCGGCAACGACGAACGTCGTGTCGCCTACACAACGATCGATGTTCGCGAGATGCAAGAAGGCGAAGGCACGACGCTCTACGGCTATGCCGCGGTGTTTGACTCAGCAAGTGAACCGATGCCGTTCGTTGAGTATGTCAAGCGCGGTGCGTTTGCAAAGACGTTGGAACGCGGTGCGGATGTGCGACTGTTGATTGATCATGAAGGCGTGCCACTTGCGCGCACTACGTCAGGAACGTTGCGTCTGCACGAAGATGAACGCGGCTTGGCAGTTGCGGCTGACCTTGATCCGAACAACCCAGACGCGATGCGCGTCATGTCGGCATTGAAGCGTGGCGACTTGTCGCAGATGTCGTTTGCCTTCCGCACGATCAAAGATTCATGGTCGGACGACATGACGGTTCGTGAACTTGATGAAGTCGACTTGTTTGACGTGAGTGTTGTGACGTTTCCCGCCTACGAACGCACCGTCGCGGAGATCAGGTCTAGACAGTTGCAACAAGAACAGAGTTCAGATAACCTAGGACATCAATCGATCGGTGTGAATGTGCGACGCGCACAACTAGCACTTGCTCGATTGATCAAGTAAGTCGAAAGGACACCGACTATGACATACTCGGCAACACTCAATGAGAAGCGCAATGCAGCACTCGCTCTGGCTGATGACATCGTTGCAAAGGCGACTGCCGATGCGCGTGAACTGACCGCCGACGAAGACAAGCAGATCGCTGACACCCTTGACATCGTGCGCGATCTCGATGAGCAGATCCGTCGTCACGTCGAACTTGAACAGCGTGCAGCAGAAGCCGCCGAAGTTCGCAAGGCGAACAATGTCGAGCAGGCAGTCACCGCAGTCAAGAGCGAGCCACGCACCTACGCACCATCGAGTGATCATTCGTTCATTCGTGACGCGTTCGCAGCGCAGTTCATGAACGACTTTGGCGCATCTGAGCGTCTGGCGCGTCACATGCGCGAAGAGTCGATCGAGCGTCGCGATGTCACCAGCGCGAACTTTGCAGGACTTCTTGTTCCGCAGTTCTTGACCGATCTCGCCGCCCCGTTTGCTCGCGCCGGTCGCCCCGTCGCTGATCGTGCGCGCAAGCACGCTCTCCCAGCGGAAGGTCTGACCATCTCGATCAGCAAAGTGACGACTGGTTCAGCAGTTGCCGAGCAGACCGAAGGTGCGGCTGTTCAGGAAACGAACATGGACGACACCAAACTTGATCTCACCGTCAAGACGGTTGCAGGTCAACAGAACGTGTCACGTCAGGCGATCGAGCGCGGAACGAACGTTGACTCGCTTGTCATGGCTGACTTGGTGAGCGCGTACCACACGCAGGTTGACTCACTTGTCGTTGCAGAACTGTTTGCTTCGGCTGGTCAGGCAGTCACCTACACCGACGCGTCACCGAGCGTTGCCGAGTTGTACCCGAAGTTGGCAGATGCCATTCAGAAGGTTCAGACGACGTTCTTCGCAGGTCCGAACGTGGTGATCATGCACCCACGCCGCCTTGCCTTCATCTTGGCTGCTGTTGACACCACCAACCGTCCGCTTGCAGTACCGACCAACGTTGCGTTCAACAGCGTTGCAAACGGTGACGGCGCACCCGTCTACGGAAACTCGGGATACACCATCATGGGTCTGCCCGTGATCACCGACGCGAACGTTGCGACCAACAAGGGCGCGGGAACCGATCAGGACACCATCTACGTTGGCAACCTGCAAGAACTCCACTTGTGGGAGCAAGGCAACGGCGATCCGATGATGCTGCGCTTCGAACAGCCGAAGGCTGCCGAACTCGATGTCACCATGATCGTCTACGGCTACACCGCCTTCACCGCGAACCGCTACCCGAACGCTTGGGCGCAGATCAACGGCACGGGCTTGGTTGCACCGACCTTCTAACGTGTTGCGCGATCAATGCGCAATGATCAACAACGGTAGGATCAGCACATGAACAACTACATTGCTGCACTTCTGCTTGAACGTCGCGGATACGTAATGCGCGGTCGTCATGATCGCGTCGCGATGGTTGATGACGTGTTGCGATCGCTAGGACATGTTGTTGATGTCGTTGAGACAGCATCGATTGAACCCGACGTTGAAACAACGACTAGAAAGAAGCCGACTCGACGCAAGAAAGGCTGAGCAATGGCGATCACTAATGGATACTGCTCGCTCAGCGAAGTCAAAGCAGCATTGCGTTTGAGTGATGCGATTGATGACACGTTGATCGAGAACTCGATCGAAGGTGCGTCACGTCGCATTGACGGCTACTGCGGAAGGTTCTTCTATCAGACGACAACCGCGATCAGGTTCTTTGCGTCCGACTCTTATCGTTTGCCCGTACCTGACATCTCATCGACATCAGGATTGATCGTCGCAACCGATGACGATGGTGACGGAACATTCGAGACAACTTGGACGTTGAATACCGACTACGTTGTCGAACCGCTTGATGCCGTGTTGCAGTCACGCCCCTATCGAACGATCACGGCAGTCGGTGGCAAGACGTTCCCGTTGTTCTTCATTCCACAAGAAGCGGGTGTGCAAGTGACCGCGACATGGGGTTGGTCAGCGATACCTGATGACGTGCGTGAAGCGTGCGTGTTGTTATCGATGCGTCAGTTCGCACGTTACAACGCAGCCCTTGGTGTTATGGCGTTTGGTGACATGGCGGTGTCGGTGCGATCGGTTGATCCTGACGTGCGCGACTTGTTGTCGCCCTATCGCATGTTGGGCGTTGCCTGATGCCTGCAACCGTTTCACAAGTTGCGACGGGATTGAAGAACCGTCTTGCAACCGTTTCAGGGCTTCGCGCGTTTGACTACCAACCTGAACAACTGAACCCGCCTGTCGGGTTTCCCGTGATCGAGTCGATCGAGTATCACGCAGCGATGGGCGGCGGTGACGTGCAGATGCGTTTCAACGTGTTTGTGATCGTCGGGCGATACCTTGATCGCGTTGCACACGCGAACCTTGACGCGTACTTGTCGTACTCGGGTGCGTCATCATTGCGTGCAGCGTTGGAAGGCGATCGAACATTGGGCGGGGTTGCGCAAACGTTGATCGTTGACAGCGCAACAAGCATCAGTAGTTTGACTGTTGCAGAAGCCGACTTCCTTCAGATAGTATGCTCGGTAGTCGTTCACGCATAAGGACAAACAATGACCGCTTACAAGATCACCAGCGACAAGACGACCCTTGGCAAACAAGGTGCGACTGTCAACGCTGATGCTCTTGCGGGATTGAATGTCGATGCGTTGATCGAAGGCGGTCACGTCGAAGTCGTCGTGAACGTCGCACCAAAGAAGTTTGACAAGAAAGAGCAGGACTAAGTCATGGCAGCAATCGTTCTCACCGACGTTTCGGTCACGATCAACTCGGTCGCCCTATCAGGCAAGGCAACGAATGTTGTCATCACTTATGAGAAAGAAGCCGTCGAAGTCACCGCGTTCGGTGACAACTCGCGCAACTTTGTTGGTGGTCTCGGCAACATGACATGCGACGTGACACTCAATCAGGACTTCGCTGCGTCAAGCGTCGAAGCAACGATCTTCCCACTTGTCGGCACGACCACGACCGTCGAGTTCAAGCCGACTTCGTCTGCGGTTGGTGCAGAGAATCCGTCCTACACGATTACTGGCGCGTACTTGGCTTCCCACACGCCGATCAACGGTGCGGTAGGCGAACTGTCAACGACTGAACTGTCGTTCCAAGGTGGCACGCTGACAAAGGCGACATCCTGACATCAATGATCACACGAAAGGGGTCATGACATGAAGATCAATCTGACTGTCACTTACAACGACGGTACAACGCGCGATGTTCAAGCGGTGTTTGCCGACTTTGTTGGTTTCGAGCGCACATGGCAACGATCGGTTGCACGTTTCGAGACAGAGATCAGGTTGACCGACTTGGCGTGGCTTGCATGGTCGTCGGAAACACGTAACAAGAACACCGACAAGAAGTTTGATCCCGACTGGATTCAGACGATCGAGAACGTCGAGATCGGTGATACGGACGGTGATACCCCTTTGGTGACGACTCAGCCCATTGGTTGATCTGTTCCATTGCTGCTGAAACGGGGATCGCCCCGTCCGTGTTGTTGCAAGAATCAGAGTCAACGATCGAAACGTTGATCGCGTATCTTCGTTGGCGTGCGAAACGAATGAACCGTAGGCGGTGATGACATGGCTAGACAACCTAGGATCACGGGACAGTCAGGCGGCTACGGCAAAGTCGAAGTAGAGAACTTGACACCGTTCCTACGTGAGATCAAGAAGGCAACCGACAAAGGTGCTGCTGATGCGTTGATGAAGGAAGCGAATGAACGTGTCGCGCGTGTTGTCATTCGCGGTGCGCAGGCGTTGGCGACGACGAAACAGCAACGCAAAGCGGCTGCCACACTTGAAACGTCAAGCAGTCGCATGGCAGTCAAAGTTATTGGTGGTGGCAAAGGTGTGCCGTACTTCGGTGGTGCGAACTTCAACGCACGGTTGAATGAAACACGGTTGATCAAGTCACCGAATGTTCGTGGTACGCGCGCACGTGCAACACTTGTTCGATCGGGTGAGAACATCGATAGGGTTGCGCGACGCGTGGAATCGCAGTATGTAGACAGTCGTGGGCGCAACATCGGACGACGTGCAGGCGGTACACAAGTCACGTTGTCACGCACGAAGGCAGGCGGGTTGCGTGCGATCAAAGGTTGGAACAACTTCACGGCAAAGGGTCAACGTCCCGTTGCGTGGGTGAAGAACAAAGACAACTTCGTCTATGCGTCGGTGACAATGAACTATGACTCAATCGTTGCGTCCTATCAACGTTTCATTGATGACAACCTAGGTACGGCGTTCCCTGACTAACACGTCGCGGAGTACGATTGAACAATGGCACGCGAACGCAAACTGACACTCACGATCCTTGGCAATGCCAAAGGTGCGATGTCGGCGTTGACGGGCGTAGGTAGTGCAGGTGAGTCGTTGGGATCGAAGTTAGGGGGATTGACAAAGAAGGCGGCTCTTGCGTTCACGGCGATGTCTGCTGGTGCAGCCGTGATGGGCAAGAAGTTCGTTGATGCGGGTTCTGACTTAGAAGAATCGCTATCGAAGGTCAATGTCGTGTTCGGTGAGTCAGCCAAAGGCGTGACTGACTTCGCGAAACAATCCGCAGCGTCGTTGGGTATCTCTCAGCAGAAGGCGTTGGAAGCGGCTGGTACTTACGGCAATCTGCTCAAGGCGTTCGGGTTGACGAATGAACAAGCAACCGACATGTCGGTGAACATGGTGCAGTTGGCGGCTGATCTTGCGTCGTTCAACAACACGTCTGTCGATGACGCGTTGCTTGCGTTGCGATCGGGTTTGTCAGGTGAGACAGAACCGTTGAAGCGGTTTGGTGTTGCGTTGAATGACGTGCGCTTGAAGGAAGAAGCGATGCGCATGGGATTGATCAAGACGACATCAGGCACGTTGCCTATTGCGATCAAGACGCAAGCCGCCTACGCGTTGATCATGAAGGATACTGCGCTTGCGCAAGGTGACTTTGAGCGAACAAGTGACGGTGTTGCGAACAAGCAAAGGATCATCGCAGCGCAGTTTCAAGATGTGTCGGCGCAGATCGGCACGGCGTTGTTGCCTGCGTTCAAGATGATGCTTGATGTTGTCGCCAATCAAGTGTTGCCGTTCTTGTCGGGTTTCGGAACCGCGTTGCAAGAAGGCGGGTTCTCGGGTGGTATCGAGTTTGTGATCACGAAGGTCAAAGAAGTTGCACCGAAGATGTTGCAAGCGTTCGTTGCGATGTTCAACAACGTCACGTCATGGTTGTCGACCGACGGGAAGGCGTTGATCGTGCGCGGGTTCAACTTCTTGACTGATGCCTTGACTCGATGGGTGTTGCCTGCATTGCCGAAGGTGATCCAGCAAGTGATGATGTTCATGCAACGTGTCCGAACATGGCTTGTGACTGACGGGTTGTCATTCGTTGTGAACGCGATGACACGTGTTGGTGATGCGATCGTCGGTTGGATCATGCCACGCATACCGCAGTTGATTGACGCGTTGAAACAATGGGCGAAGTCAATGGTGTCGTGGTTGATCGATGTTGCGTTGCCTTCACTTGTTGAGAATGTGCAGAAGTTGGGTGACAAACTTGTCGGGTGGATCGGTGACGCAGCACGCGAACTCCCGCATCGTTTGGTGACGTTCATTGCAGAGTTGACGGGTTGGTTGCTGTCGAACGCTGTCCCGAAGTTGATCGAACTTGGCGGCAAGTTGTTGATGTCATTAGTGAAGTGGACACTCTCGCTGGGTAAGGACTTGATCATCGGGATCGGTGGGGCTGTTGTTGCTCTTGTTGCAGCGTTGCCCGACTTGTTTGCAGGATTCTTCGTAGGACTAGGCAAGGTTGCATCGAACGCGGTCGGGTTCTTTGTCGACAAGTTCAAGGTGTTGGGTATCAAGATCGCTGAACTTGCGGTTGGTGCAGTCAACTTCTTGATTGACAAGTTCAACGCAATCCCATTGATCCCGAACATCGGCAAAGTCACACTTGACACGGACAAACTCAAAGCATCGATGGGTTTGACTGCCAAAGAAGTGACAACAGTAGCAACGACGTTTGCACGTGCCGATCAATCATCGCGACGTTACGCAACCGAACTTGCCGATGTTGCTAATCAAACAAAGAGTGTGAAGGCATCGACGGACAAGTTGAATGAGTCATTGGGCGGCACGGGCGGCGGTGGTGGCGGTGGTGGCGGTGGTACGGGTGGTGGCAAGGGTACGAAGAACGCGTTGAAGGAAGCACAAGAACAGTTGAAGAAGTACACATCGGCGTTGCAAACGAACGAACAACGCAGTCGATCAGCGACGCAAGCAACAAAGGATGTTGTCAAAGCGAAGGACGCGTTGAAACTGAGTATCGCGAATGTTGAGAAGGCGCAGGCACGTTTCAACATGGTCATCGGTGGTTTCCCGAAGTCAAGCAAAGAAGCGATCGAAGCAACGAAACAACTTGATCAAGCGAACCGTCGTCTGCGTGACGCGAACATTCGTCAAGAAGAAGCGGTGCGTGGTGTCGCGGCTGCCGAGAAACGTCTTGCCGATCTGCGTGCGTTGACTGCTGATCCTGCGTCAGTTGCCGATGCTGAACGTGCGTTGACACGCGCCAAGTTCAACATCGAGCAAGCAAACTTCGATGTCATTGATGCCGAGAAGGATCTTGCCGAGTTGCGAGCATCAGGCAACGCAGATCCGATTGAAGTACGCAAGAAAGAGATTGCACTTGAAGAAGCGAAGTTGCGTGTCATCGAAGCAACGATCGGTCAACAGAAGGCGACCAAAGACCTTGACGATGAACGCACACGGTCGGCATCGCCTGAACAGATTGCGGAAGCGGAACGTGACTTGGAAGCAGCAAAGTTGGGGGTCGTTGACGCGATCGATGAAACACGTGACGCGACACTTGAACAGTCGTTGGCGCAGGCGTTGTTGAATGAGATTGTCAACGGTGCGAAGGAAGGATCGGAACGATACACCGAAGCCCTTGATGAGTTGAATGAAGCGAAGGACAAGCAAGTCGAAGCAAGTGAGCGCGTCGAAGAAGCGTTGTTGCGTGAACGTGACGCGGTGCGCGAACTTGCAGAAGCACAACGCGAGTTGTTGGCGTTGCAAGCATCGATTGACAAAGCGACACGTGATCGCGCAGAAAGCGCGTTTGCCAACGTGTCAGTTCCGTCTGCGTCGATTGCAGGCACGACGGGATCATCGTTCAATGCAAGTGGAGTGGCATCGTCGAACGGTGCAGGTGACACGAACATCAACATCAATGTCGAAGCAGGCGGGTTGACAACACCGCAAGAAACGGGGGCAGCCGTGATCGATGCACTTGACGCATACGTGCGCGC